CTCAGACCCTAATGGTAATAACTTTAGAAAAATCATCAATCCTAATTATAAATATAATAGAAGAACATCTAGAAAGCCTACTTGTTATAATGCACTAGTTGATTATATCAAAACAAATAATATCAATAATTATATCTTTGGTGATTATCTAGAGGGTGATGATTGTATTTCTTTCTTAGCAACAGAAAATCAACATAAAAATACTTCGTTGATTATATCTGCTGATAAAGATTTTAATACAGTCCCTAATGTTTATTTCTATAATATTAATAAAGATGAATTAAAGTATATCACTATTGAGGATGCATACAGGAATCTCCTGATACAGACCCTAACAGGGGACACCGCAGATAACTACAAAGGGTGTCCCTCAATGGGGAAAATCAAGGCTACTAGACTGATAAATAAAGAGGAAAACCCATACAGACTGTGGGAACTTGTAGAGAACACCTTTGTTGCTAATGGGGCAACTAAGGAAGATGCAATGCTCAACTTTACTATGGCGTACCTACTGCATTACTCTGATGTAGACATTAACGATGAGGGACGTTATTGCAGAGTTAGAGAAGCGAATCCTACCTATGAACACTTCAAGATTATTATGTAGTGTAGCAGGATTCCTATAATGAAGTAAACCCCTAGGTGTACCACTTAAGAGGACACTTAGGGGGTACTATTAGATACTGTTGTATTTTTACAACCATACTAATATAGCATTTTAATTACCCCATACTAATAGGGGAGAAGAACAAGACATAGATAACTCAAAGGGAACTTAAGGGGGGACTATAGGGGGGATACCTATAGGGGTTACTTAAGAGAATACTTAGTTGATACTGCTGTATTGTTGTCTCTTGTATATTATCCCCTTTATAAGGAGCATTTAAATAAAATGATTACTAAAGATACCTTAGAAGAACTAGAGAGCATCTTAGATATCCGTAGAATGATTGTCTCCAATAAAGATATCTCTAAGGACTACCTTAAGGGAATCCAATATGCGTTGGATGTCTTAAGTTCTATCTATAACCGAGACATGGGGGACAATAAAACCGTTGATACTGTCTCGATAAAGGAATCCGTCTCTGATACTGTCCCCAATAAAGATAGTTCCATTACAGATAATAATCAAAAATGGAACTTTATTAATCGAGTTTTTTAATAATATAAATAATATAGGAGATAATACATTATGGGAGCAGTAAAGAAGTTTCTTTTTGGCAATTATAAGACACCCGATGTCGAAGTTAAACAGAGTGCCCCTCAGTTAGATGAGCCTGTCGCAGAAGTAAAGAGTCCTGAGTTGGGTGGTGAGAGTGAAGACTATGCACGTAAGCGTCGTGGTAAGTCTAGCCTGAAAATCTCACCAAATTCTAATGTTACTCGTGGTGTAGGCTTGAACATCTGATAAATGTAGGCAAGATATGACAGAGCAAAAACAAGACGATATCGTTTTAAAGGACAGCGAACGTCAGCGCTGCGAAGTATGGACTCGTGTGATGGGATATCACCGTCCTGTTCAGTCCTTTAACATCGGCAAGAAGGGAGAATTTGCAGAACGCAAGTGCTTTGTAGAAGGCAAGTGCCACTTGGGCAAATGCTGCTAGTAGTCGCACGTACAGAAGTTTCTTGCATTTAGGAACAAACAAAAGGGAGCGCATATCATGCAGTACTTTCTGACACAGGACTTAGAGAGTGCCTTTAAGTTAACTTGTCTAGTGAAGGGAACAGTAGACCGTACCAACTTTAATTGCAACTGTTCGTTATACAAAGATTATGACTTTGATGTATTCCTGAATGTAGTCAAAGAAGCAATCAAGAATAACACGGAAGTAAATGGTAAGTTCTGTAATCTCAAGAGTGGTAAGGTCTATTTGGTAATCTTCTATGATGAGGATGTCTGGCAAGAACGTGGGTTACTCCTGTTCTCTATCGAAGAAGGCTCATGGTTCTCTAACAGTAAATCCAAGAGTGTTGTAGAACACTTACAGGTACGCTTTGATTCGTCTAGGTTATCCGCAGGAATCTCTAGGGCTACGGCAGGACTACTTAGGGGATTAGTTGATGCAGGTGTCGTTGATAGGGCTATTGGTGGAGGCTCTACCCCGTATCAGGAAGAAGTAAAAAATGCTTATCTCAAGTTGGGCTTTAATATGTCCTATGAGTTCTATTATGAGAAGCAATCGGATACCGATAAGCAATTAGAGGAGAACATTGAATAGTGGCTAAGGATACATCAAGTAATGTCCTAGCGGAGATGCAAGAGGTAGGTGCAGAAGGGACATTCAACAGGCTCAAGACAGAGCGAGATAACTACACACAGAGAGCAGAGAAGTGTGCTACTTATACGATTCCCCTAGCGTTCCCCAAAGAGAGTGATTCAGGGAGTACTACCTATGACACACCGTATAACTCAGTGGGTGCAAGAGGTGTTAATAACCTTGCATCAAAGTTACTATTGGCTTTACTACCACCCTCCCAACCATTCTTTAGGTTAGGCTTAGATGACGAAAGTAAATCCAAGTTAGATAACTCAGGGGACAGCGAAACTAAGGAAGTCATTGAATATGGTTTGTCTATGATGGAACAAGCCATGATGCGGTACATTGAAAGTATCTCATTTAGACCTACCCTATTTGATGCCCTTAAACAGTTAATCATTACAGGCAATGCCTTACTGTTCCTACCGCCTAAAGAAGGTGGAGTTAAGTGTTATCACCTAAGGGACTACGTTGTAGAGAGAGATGGTACAGGTAATGTCCTTCAAATTGTTACCGTAGATACTCTCTCAAGGGGTTCTCTACCTGAAGGACTCTTACAGTACGTAGAGAGTTCAGACACAGCAGATTTCTCACAGAAGGTATCCGTCTATACGCATATCTTTAGAGTACCAACAGGTGATTCCTTTGAGTGGCAATCTTATCAGGAACTCGGAGGGAAGGTCATTGAGGGGAGTGAGCAGACATTTCCATTCAATAAGACCCCTTGGATTCCAATTAGATTCTTCAAGAGAGACGGTGAGTCCTATGGTCGTAGTTTCATTGATGACTACTTGGGCGACTTAATTTCACTTGAGAATCTATCAAAGGCAATTGTAGATATCTCGATGCTATGTGCTAAGGTTATCTTCTTAGTTAATCCCTCGTGTCAGACTAACATAAGGGAACTCGCTAAGTGTGATAATGGGGCATTCGTAAGGGGTAAACTAGAAGACATTGTCCCTGTACAGATTCAAAAGACAAGTGATTTACAGGTTTGTCAAGCAACAGCATCACAGATTGAATCTCGATTATCTTACTGCTTTTTACTTAATTCCGCAGTGCAAAGGAGCGGAGAACGTGTAACGGCAGAAGAAATCAGGTATGTCGCAGGTGAACTAGAAGATACCCTTGGGGGTGTCTATAGTTTGCTCTCTCAAGAGATGCAGTTACCGTTGATTCGGTGTATCTTCAATCAGATGCAATCCTTAGGGTTACTCCCTGAGAATGCTAACATTGGAGAGAACATTGAGCCTACAGTAATCACAGGTTTAGATGCCTTAGGACGAGGTGCAGACCTACAGAAGTTAACTGAAGTAGTCTCCCTTATCACTCAATTCCCTGATGGGATGAATATGCTTAACTTCAATGGGCTATTCTCTAGAATCTTTACATCAGCAGGTATTGATGCAGGTGGACTAGTGAAGACCCCTGAGCAGGCTCAAGCAGACATCAATCAAGCACAGGCAGACCAAACAGCAATACAAGGAGCAGGGGAAGTAGCCTCTAAAGCGGCTATGGAATCTCCCCAATAAAAACTAAGTATGGCAGAAACAAATACTACAGTCAATAGCAACAACAATAATGATGGGGCAGGTAACAGCAATGCGAATTTCCAAGGAGGAAATAGCAATGATGTGTTCTATGGCAAAAATGCTGTTACAGGAACTAATAGCCCCGATGGTGCTTCTATGGGGGATATTTCGAGTGTCTCTCAAGTAACAGGACAGCAGATTCAATTAGATACTTCAGGTGGTGTTGAGTCTCCCCTTTCGGGTAACCCTGATGGGACTCCCAAAGACGGGGAATCACTTTTGGGTGAGAACCAAGGGGAAAACCAAGAGCCTCAACCTGAAGAGCCTCCCCAAACGCAGAATCAGGGAACAGCCCCTTTACAGAAACAAATGGAAACCAACACACAAGCGATTACTTCTGTTGGTAAAGATTTGATTTCTAAAGGGGTGAATCTAGAACAAGCCATCAATGAGTTCGAAGAGAGTGGACAGTTATCGGAGGCTACTCTTAAGGCTATTGAGAAAGCAGGATATCCCCGTGATGTAGTCAATGGATTAATTGAGGCACGCAGAGCGTTAGATGATGCGTACACTCAGAAAGTCTATGATTACGTAGGTGGAGAAAAAGAGTATCAATCCTTGGCTAATTGGATGCGTGGTAATCTCGATAAGGAGACAATTGATGCATTCAATGGTGCTGTCGATGCAGGTAATTTTGCTGTCGTTAGGATGATGCTCGATGGTGTCAAGGCTCAGAGAATCGCTAAGCAAGGGACACGTAAACCGATGATTCTTGGGGGAACAACTAAGGGTACTCCGAGTAATCAAGGATTCGCTAATAAGCAGGAGATGGTTACTGCTATGAGCGATAAACGTTACGGTGTAGACCGTGAGTATACCCTTAGTGTGGAACGTAAGATGATGTATTCTAATATCTTCTAGTGAATACTAAATATCTTTTAAAAATGTTCCCTATAAGAGATAATCTAAAAACATTTTTCATTTTGAATCCTTTTAATTAAGTGAGGTTTTAATCTATGGCGGCTTTAATCGCTACTTCTATCTCCGACCCTGGTCAGAAACTTGGTGCAGGAGACCGTCAGGCATTGTTCCTGAAAATCTTTGCAGGTGAAGTTCTTACGGCTTTTACTCGTTCGTCTCAGTTGATGGACAAACACATCGTCCGTACTATTTCGAGTGGTAACTAAATCTCTTGCTTCTCGTATTAAAAATCTTCTTAACTGCTGGAAACCTTTAATATGGCAATCAGCAACCAAGCCTAATCGAGAGATAGGAAGGCTCAACGACTATCCCGAAAGGGAGTAGGGTATAAAGTTTATATTCGAAATGGAAGAAATTATTACATTAAGCAAAGCCACTGAAGAGGGCTATAAGGAATGTAGGATGTGCGGTAAGGTTAAACCCCTAAGTGATTTCTACTATAGGAAAGATTCAAAGACCTATCGCAGTGAGTGTAAGCAGTGTATAATTGAAAAGACTCGCCTTAGAAAGACGGGGTGGACTCCTGAAGGTTTTGAACGTCAGTGGTGTATGCAAGAGGGAAAGTGTGCTGTTTGTGGATGTACACTTAATTCTTCAAGATACACAAGAGCGTCGGCAGACCATGACCATAAGACGGGTAAACTAAGGGGAATCCTTTGTAGTAACTGTAACACTGCTCTAGGACTCATGAAAGACAATCCTTATCGGCTTGAGTGTGCTATTCGATACCTAGAAAAGCACAGTAATAATTAAGATATAGTCTGAACACATAGGAAACTATGTGCCTCTTAAGGTGGGAACTTAAGGGGAGTCTAGAAATAGATGAAACGTGACGCAAGAAGAGTGCGTCATTCCCTGTTATGGGTCGTGCTGTTGCTCAGTACTTGACCCCTGGTGATAACCTTGATGACCAACGCAAGGGAATCCATCACAATGAGCGCATCATTCCGATTGATGGCTTGCTTACTTCTGATGTCCTTATTACGGATATTGAAGATGCCATGAATCACTATGATGTTCGTGCTGAGTACTCTAAACAGTTAGGTGAGGCTCTTGCACAGGCGGCTGATTGTGCTGTTATTAACGAACTCGCTAATGAGGCGGCTATTGATGCGGCATCTAAGGATGGAAACATTCCTGATGTGTCGGGTGGCGCTAAGGGCACAGGTAAGGCGTTTGAGTTTGTTACAGGTTCGGATGTTGTTCAGACTGCCGAATATGGTAATCTTGTCCTTGAGGGACTTCTTAAGGCTCGTGCGTCTTTCACGAACAACTATGTGCCTCAGGGAGACCGCTACTGCTTGCTGACCCCTGAAGGTTACTCTGCGGTTATCCGTGCCTTGATGCCTGATGCGGCTAACTATCAGGCTCTGTTTGACCCCAATAGTGGCAAACTTCAGAACGTCTGTGGGTTCTCCATTGTTGAGACACCCAATCTGATTAACACAGGTGTTGGTGGTAAGCATACGCTTAACACTAAGATTTCCACTGCGGGACTTCAGGGTATTGTGTTCCATCGCTCTGCTGTCGGTACTGTTAAACTCCGCGATTTGGCTATGGAACGTGCCCGTCGTGCAGAGTATCAGGCTGACCAAATCATTGCCAAGTACGCGATGGGGCATGGTGGTTTGCGTCCTGAGGCTGTCGGCGTGTTCGTTAAAACGGCTCAGGCGTAGCCTTATTTAAAAACTAAAGGGAGGAACTAATGAGTGTTATAACTTATTATTCCTCTCTTGCTTTGTCCCTTTTGGCTGACTCCAAGAAAGAAAAACAACAAGAGGGTATCAGCCAAAAGAGGGACACCAAGAAGAGTAAGAGAGGGAGCATCAAGAAGTAAAAATGGCATACGTATTAACTCCACAAAGTGAACTAGAGGCTGTCAATGAAATTCTTTCTTCTATTGGTTCTAATCCTGTTGACAGTCTTGAAAATAGTCTTGATGTTGATGTCCTGAACGCTGAGCGTATTTTATCTTCTGTATCCCGTGAGGTGCAATCTAGGGGA